ACCCAGGCGCTTGGAACTTCATGGTGGAGAACGCCGTGAGGCTCAACCGCAAGGGCTACGTGTCCGTGAACTATCTGGTGAACATGGTGCGCAACGAGCTGCACGTGGCCTGCAAGAACGGCATCGCCCCGAGCCTGGCCCGCATCATGGAGGCCCGCTACCCGCAGCTGAAGGGCGCTTTCAACAAGCACCGCAGCCAGTCGGACGGTTTCAGTGAATGAGCTGGGTTCAAACGCTGGCGGCGACGGCACGGGTCGTGGTTCCGGTTCGCGAGGTCGTGGGCAAGCAGCGCCCCCGCACCGATTACCGCAACCGCCGCACCTACACCCCCACCAAGACCCTGAAGGCCGAGAAGGAGGTGCGCGACGCGTGGCGGGCCGAATACGGCGAGACCTTCGCCGGGCACGACGGCCCCGTGAGGATGCGCATATCCACCTACCGACCGCTCGCTAAGAGCAACCCCAAGTATTGGGAAGGGCGCTCCGACATGGGAAAGCCCGACTGGGACAACGTGGGCAAGCTCGTCTGCGACTCGCTCAACGGCCTTGCCTTCAAGGACGACCAGCAGGTGATCACCTGCACCGTGGACAAGCGCCCGAGGCCCTGCCACGGGACGCAACCGTTTATCAGCATCTACATCGAGTACTTCGTCGAGGAGTACGTGAAGGAGAAGAAATGAAGCACTTCGAGAACAACGTGAACGACGGCATGAGCCGCACCGACAGCATCGAGACGCTTATCGACCTCACCAGCTGCATCGCCGTGAACGCCCTCATGGTGGCGGGCGGCGAGGCCGAGGCCGACGAGAAGGACGCGGGCGCTTGGTGGGCCATGATCGCCCTGGCCGAGGCCGCGCTTGAAAGCTACCCCGAGGACGTGCGCGCCAAGGGCTACCAGGTCGTCAACGAGAACACCAACCGGGAGCTTGTGGAGCAGGCGCGCCGCAAAGAGGCCGAGCAGGCCGCCAAGCACGTCATGAGCATCATCTTCGGCGTGAAGAAGGAGGACTAGCCGTGGCACTGATCACGACGCAACCGGTAAGCGCACGCGCCCTGTTCAAGCAATCGACCATCAAGGGCGACGAGGCGGTCTTGCAGTTCACCGTCCGAATGGACAGCGAGAACGCCTTCCCCCTGATGAAGAAGACGGGCGGCTACGTGATCCTGACCGTGGAGAGCGAGCAGAAGACCATCGAGTTCGACGACGAGACTGGGGAGGTCTGGGATGAGTAACGAAGCCGAGAACGTTGTGGCCGAGGTCATCGAGGAGCAGGACGCATCGAGCCTGACCGTGGCCTACAAGCCGTCCGTCATCGAGGCGAACTTCGACGCGCTCGAAGCCCACGTGCGCAAGACCGTCGAGGCCTACGATGGCGCGACCTACGACCTCACCAAGAAGGAGAACATCGCAGAGGCCAAGCACGACCGCAGCTACCTCAACGGCCTCAAGAAGGAGATCGACGAGCGCCGCAAGGCCGTGAAGCGCGAGTACAGCAAGCCGCTCGACGCCTTCGAGAAGCGCTGCAAGCAGATCACAGCCATCATCGACGAAGCCGCCGACAACATCAAGGCGCAGCTCGACCAGGCCGAGGAAGAGCGCAAGGCCCGCGCCTACGCCAAGCTGCAGGAGCACTACGAGGAGTTCGCCGGGCTTCTGGCCCCCGTCGTGCCCTATGAGCGCTTCCACGAGCCGCAGTGGCTCAACAAGACCTTCGGCGAGATCAAGGCTTACGAGGCGCTTGAGGCGAAGGTCTCCAAGCTGGCGGGCGACTGGGAAACGCTCAAGTCGCAGTTCGAGGGCGAGCCTTTCTATGCCGAGGCCGAGCGCGAGCTGTTCGCGACCCTCGACCTGGGCGCAGCGCTCACAGCGGCCCGCAAGGCGGCAGAAGAGGCCGCGCGCATTGC